TTTGATTACAACATCATGTATCTGAGGTACTTCCATTCCGGGCATCATACCTACAGTAGTTGTTTCATCCATCGCATTATACTGTGGGTCAGGATAAGAGGTGTGTTCAATGACTTCCACACTTGGAGACATGATTAAAGTCTCAAACTGTACCTCTTCCAAGCCATTGTACTCTTCTCTATTCCAATCCTCGTACTCATCCCACCATACTTTTACGATACCATTCTTGGATAAGAGGGCATCAGTAAACCAAGAGTACAGGATTTCCCAACCGGGATTATCTTTTACAAATATGTAATTTACATAGTCGGTAGCCTGTTTCGCCATTTCTACGTCTTCGGGACCATGAGGACTAAATTTTACCATTTCATCCCCGGAGGCAAATACTCGCATCAAGGAGGGCTTAATCCATTCAATGGTGTCCTGAACAGTAGAATCAACGTACTGACTCCTACCTTCTACTTCATTACCGAAAGGTAAGCCATAGTAATATTTCATAGCTTGCTCTCGCTGTTTGGAGATAGTATCTCCCATATACCCCAAAGAGGTGGTAATCTCACCCCTTATTCTGGATATTAAATCTTCTTCTGTTATTTTTTTAGATGATGCCATAGTTCTTGTATTCTAAATCCTCTGTCCAAGCCGGGTCTTCACCGGATATTGCGAATCGTTGTGATTGGAATGCATACCTTGTGGCTGACATTAGATCATCTCTTAAAGGTACGACTTTACCATCTTTCCTGTGGTACATCCTGAATTCTTCCCACCAGTTAGATAAGGTGCTGAAGACTTTAAACTTATCATTCTCCATAGCCTGTATCATTGCCATCAGACCTTCTTCTATACTGTTACCGCCTTTGTTCTGCCCTAATGCTGCGGGGTTGGTAAAATGGTCTAGGAGTATGTTACAGCCTAGATTACGATACTGGTCAGCCAGACCGGGATTACCCATAGAATCTCGTCTATTGCCGTCATGGGGATAAGCAATGGGGATAAAACTAGGTCTGCCCCGTATAGCTTGAGCATGAACTGCGGGTGACGCTTTTGACATACGGTAACAATCATAGACATAAAATACATCCTCATCACGATCAATAGCACCCCAAACTATTGCTGTCGGATGATCCCATCCAAAGTCTATTGCTGCTATCCTAGGCCAATGATCCTCTAGTTGTACAGGATCGGTCATTATCTTATCTTCCATGATGGGGAATATAAGACCAGAGCCTATAGATGGTCTGCCATATCGCCTCATCTCTCGTTCATGGGGTGAATAGGAAGACAGTATCTGCTCCATTACTAATTCATTCAAATGCCCCGGATTACCACTTTCAGTCCTTATCTTCTCAGATGCGTCATCCCATGTCGCATTTACCAAAGATTGTCCGGGCTGCAGGTTGTTCATGAACGATGCTACCGTTTCAGTCATTCCTGCCTCTGGAGTAAAGGTCATGTAAACCATACCTTTCCTGTCCAGAGTTCTGGTTACAGCCTGTGAGTAGATATCTCTGCTTGGTTCCTCATCCAACCAGATACAATCTACCGATCTTCCCTGCCACTTCTCAACGCCCATCTCGTAGGCTTTGAAGAATAAAGAAGAGTTCCCACCGCTAACGTGCTTGATTAGAGCGACCGATTTGGCGTTAGGGACACCCGGTTTACGTTCGGTCTTTACTATATAGTTTTTCGGTATTGTACCGGAACCAAACGCTTCGGGGTCATCAGGGGAACCCAATAGTTCAAATTGTACTATATCTCTGGTAGTCTCATTAGACACCCCACCTGCCCATGCGACTATAGGTTGACGGTATTCTCTCCCTTTCCACCATTTGGGATACAAGCCCGTCAGATGATAGGATAACTCCATACTCCCACAGTAGGACTTACCTATACGGTTAGCAGCCATGAGAAGCCTCTGATTGGCTTCTGAGCCACTTTCATGGAACTTGAGTTGGTAGGGGTACGGGTCATATGATTCGACCCTTGTGTATCGTTCCCGCTGCCTTAACTCTCGTTCTAGTGTTAGTTCTCTTTGTGCCTTAGTGAGCTTGTCTACGGAGCGCATCTAGTTCTCGTTGTATTTCTTCTTCGCTCATCCTTTCAACCGAGGTTGTTTCAACCCTTTCAACAGGTTTAAGACCGCCTCTATCAAGAAGGTCTTTAACCGCGCCCAGCCTGACTGATTCAGATTCCGCATTCTGTGCGAGATCAGTAAGGTGATGTAAGGCCACAGGTAGACAATCTCCAATATGCCTAAGTACCTCTTCCTGTATCGGTCCTCTGAGTAGTTTCTTGAGTTCATGTCCTTTCTGTTCCGCTGTCTTCTCTGAATACCCCGCAAAAATAGCAGCCCTTGTAGCGTTGCCAGTTCTGCTGTAGAATTCTATGAATCTTGCTTGTTTGTCAGTCACTTAGTTATTTCCACCTGTCTTTGCCATACCTGAACCTGTAGTTAAGTTTATTTTCCATGTGCTTCTCAGTAACCTGTCTCTGGCCTCTGGGTACTTTTCTTGGCTGTAGATTACCTCTCTCAATCTGTTTGATTACCTTATCCAGACTATCTGATTTCTGCCTGTTAGCAGTAGAAGTGGCTCTGCTAGTGATTGGTCGGGGTCTAGCCTTCGTAGGAGCAGCTGAATACTCGATCTTTACTTTACCACCACCGATTGCTTTCTTTGCGCCTTTCTTGGCAGCTTTCTTGGCTGCCAGCTTTGCTGCTGCCATTACGGCTGCTCTGGCTATTATTGGTGCTACCATTAGAGTTTCCTTAGTATGCTGGTTTGGACCACAATGTTCCGATTAATGCTAAAGCTACTGTTGCTGGTATCCTTCCAGAAGTAATGGCTTTTAATATCCAACCTTGGCCTTCCTCTTTAGCAAGCTGTTTTACAACCTTTTCCATCTCCCCATCAGGATCATCCTGCCCAAGAAAGATGGGTTTGCTAGGATCACGTTCTGGGTTCTCTTCTAATATGTTATCAATGAATTCCCATTTTAACTTATTTGTTGCATCTTCCTGTGCAATGTTCTTTATTTCCTTTGAATGATCTTCCCCGTAATACTTGTCCCAATCCTTTAATTCTTCAGCATACCAGTTAGGGGGAGCATCATTTGACTCCCACCAATCATCATCAGAAATATCGTCAATAAGACCAGATTCCCTGCCCTGCTGGTATAACCTCTTAAATGGAGTTAGGTCTTCTTCCAGTGCAGCTTCTTCTTCAGCATCTTTCTTGGCTTTGTGGAGTACGTCAAGGGCTTCCTGCGTCATCTCCTTGTTTCTAGGGTCAAACCACGCTTCTAGGGCTTCATCTGATTCCTCTCTATCCCTGAAAGTTCTCCTCCATCCAGCCATTTCACTCCTAGCAACATCAGGACGATCTCCATACGGACCCTTTCTCTCAACACCCTGCTCTAGTTTAGGCCATTCCTCCTCTAAAAACTTATCACTTTGTTCCCTAGTTTTAGAGAATAGGTCTAGTTCACCTATAATGTCCTCTAAAGCTTTCTGTATAAATAATCTGTTAAATTCTGGAAACATATTAGAGTCTTCTTATGTTTGGTATATTACCCTTCGGTTAGTGGGGACAATATATATTATATTCATTCCTAAAAAAGGGGGACTAGGGGGGGTTAACACCCTTCCCCCCGTGTATCATGACTTCGATTACCACTTACGGCAACTCACTCGATACAGACTCTCACTCGACAGCAAGAAGACCGTGTGTGTGTATAGGTATAATATCTTTCCCTAGCATATCATATACAGATAACAGATAAGAAACACATTACATAGTATTTGATAGTAGTATCTTTATACTCTATGTATTTAATAAGCATAGGGTAGACAGATAAGGAAATTCGCCACGAACGATACAACGGCAAATTTCCTGTCATCGCCAGCTTTGAACGTGCTCACCTTTCCCGTCTGATGCTGTCATACGG